AATTTATTAGCTGACTGTAACTGTCCAAGTAATTGTCATTGAGTCAGATGATCCTTTATTAACAACTGAAAAAACTGTTCTACAAAGTAATGTTCCTGAAGAAGAAGCATTTAAAATACCTGCTTCAGTAATTGCTCCAGTACCAGTACCAGCACCAAAAGTTGCAACATATTCAACTTCGTTAGCAGAAACTGTAGTAGAAGTTAAAGAAACTCTACCTGCTTCAGTTTCTAATGCAGAATCAGACGATGATGCTGCTGTTGATCCAGTACCAATAGCCATGTGTGACATAGCCGTTGCTGTTGCATCTTTCATTCTAGAAGCAACATAGCCTTTACCATCAGAAACAACAACGTTATCAATTTCTTTAACAGTTTCACCGTTAATAGCGACCTTTAATCGACCTTTAAGTTTTAAGTTATCGTTTATCATGTAGTCTCCTAATTTAATACACTAGTGTTTAAAGCGGCTGTATTGAGAACACTGCCACTACCGGGTACAAATAGAATATTTATACTTTCCGAAATGGTAGCAATATCCGATAAAGCCTTTGAAAAAGATATCACTTCTTGCTCAGATAGTAAAACATTATCAGACTTTACTCCGCCAAAAGAAAACACACTAGAATCCGATAAACTTAACGCATCATCTTTGGGTAACGATGGGTTAAGTACAGGGCTATCTGACACACTAACACTATCTGATTTTGCTGTAGAAAAAGCATAAAGATGCGATTCAGACATATTTACCGAATCGTCTTTGACAACAGAAGCTAATATGACTGGAGAATCAGATAAGCTGACTGTTTCTGTTTTATTAGCACCGTATGATAAGGCTGCCGATTCAGATAAAGAGTATGAGTCAGCCAAAGCTTTACTAAAGGCATACAACAGATCTTCTGTCATATTAACTAGATTACCTTTTACTAGACCTATATCTGTCTGCAGTTCATCGGTAACACTGCTTCTATCATCAAGAGTAAACCCATCAGAAAAGTCTCGATCAAATTGCACAACCCTAGAGAACGATTCAGAAATAGTTACGCTATCTGATTTTGGTAAGCTAAATAGCTTGGTATCGTCTTCTGATATAGATAGGCTGTCTGCTTTCGGGGCAGAGAATAATTTAGCATCTGCTTCAGCAATGCTTACTGCATCGCTCTTACTGGTTTCAAAGCCTTTAACCTCAACATCGGTAAAGCTAATACTATCGCCTCTAGCCTTATTAAAACTTTTAACATCAGATTCTGATAGAGATATTGCATCTGATTCTGGAATGTCTACTGCTTTAACTAGATCTTCTGTAATTGTGGCGGTGTCTGTTTTCCCGAGAGAGGTGTCCAGAGTGTCTATAGCATCACTAACTGAATAAGTATCAGATAAAGATCTATTATAGAAAACTGCTTTGGCTAACTCTTCAGTTATAAATATTTCTTCATCTTTACCTAAGCCAATAGCAAAGACCAGATCATCGTCGCCTATAGACAGGCTATCTGTTTTGCTTGGATCAAAGCTTTTAACAGCTTCTTCAGACAGAGATACTACTTGTACTTGATCTGAACCATATTGCGATGAGAAATATAGGTTCTTAGTATCAGAATCTAAGAACAGACTCATGTTTAGATCTAGATAATCTAAATCTGTTTTAAGGTTTACGTATTGTAAAAGGGCTGAGGGTTCAGTTGATTGCGATAGAGAAGCAAACTCTTGCTTCGATATTGTAATGTCTAGAGCAGAGTATTCTACCTTTAATCTTATAGCCATTAGTCAAAATCATCTCTCACGCTTAACTTAATTAAATCATTAACTGTTTGGATGTTGCCATCCGATTTAGTGAACTCAACCTCTGCTTCATATATTCCTGCTTCTGCAAAAGTGTCAGAAGGGAAAAGCATGGTTACTTGACCATTTGATGCATCTGTTATTGTTGCTACTACTGTTTTTAATATTGTTGTTTCCCCAACCTGTCTGATTCTTACTCTTACTGTACCACCAGTAATATCAACAGGTGCAAATGTTTCTGGGTCTTCTGCATCTAATGTTTGTCCAGCTGCAGCAGTATTGCTGTCTTTTAATGTAATAGTTAGTTCTGGGAGCGTATCTCCTTTAACTAATTTAATTGTTTCTGAATATGCCATTATACAAACTCCTGATATTTAACAGTTAGTGGAGCACCTACATTTCCATATTTTGTTTTACGTACTGCTCTTGCTTCACCTTTATCATACATAATTTTATTAAGATCTGCTGCTTGTAAGTCTGTCCAAGGGCTATCTTTCATCATTTGTAGTCTGTATAAAGCACCATGTACAATGGTCTCCATATATTCATTAGCAATTATGTTGGGTATTGTTGTTGCTGTTTGTTTTGGTTTAAGCGAATAAAGCACATAAACTTTTTCATTCACTGTTGGAGTCGGGGCAAATAAAATAGCTTCTTGATCTCGTTGAGTGTAATACCTGACAGCACCCTTGCCATAAAAATCAAATATTGAAACTCCACCGATCTGGGCTTTGGCTTCTAGTCTTGTATATCTTTTTTGAGATATTTGGGTTCCTGTGCTTTCAGAAAATTCTTTATAAATATCTAAAATATGATTAAGCTCAGTTCCAGCCGGGATATCTAAATCACCCGCTTCGTATTCATTAACGTTCTTAACTATTTGTAAAAGGGTTAGATCTTTTAAATATATGTCTGTGTTGACGCAAAAATCTATAAGCGTATTTCTTAATTCTTCAATTATTAAGAAAGATGGACAGCTAGGAACTTCTCTTTTGACCTTCGGTACTAAAGTTTCTATTTTCTTTGTTACTGCCATTATTCATTATTGAGCTGGTGTTGATGGTCTTGGGGAAGATCCGGCATCAACTTGATTTTTAATTCCCAGTGAGTTTTGGAAAGACTGCATATAAACTCCTGATCGTTGCAAGTCTCCAGCATACTCTGTGTCTTTTTGATAAGCCCTGTAAAGCATATAGTCTAAGATAGCATTAGCATAAATATCATCTAAGGATATTACTGTAGTATCAGAACTAAAGTTACTAATTGTGATATCTGTTGGTGAAGAACTATAAACAATTTCTATAGTTGCATCGGAAGCTGTTGTGTGTGGATAAACATAAAATATTTTTGGATCTAATGGATCGTACACATAATGCTCTACGTTTGTTGCGGTTGTACCGTGCCAGTCTTCTATCTGATCATCTAAAACTCTTCTTTCTATATTTGTTATAGGCTTAGAAGTTGGATTAGAGTTTCTGTAGATTGATAATAATCTTAGTGCTGCACTTGGTAAAGACTGTTTAGCACTATCGGCTGTCAAAGTAAAAGATGCATTGACAGGATTTGCATCGGGTCTAAATAACACTATCTCTCTTTGAGCATCATTAAGATAATCTAAGAGAGTTTGTTGAGACCATCTGACATTGGTCGTATCCTGCAGAATCTCTTCTGCTCTATCAATTAAATCTATTACTTTTACTGTTGCCATATTATAAGCCTAGTTGTTTTTTCTCCTCATCGGATAAAGATCTTTTATCGTAAATAAAAGTCCAGAATTCTTCTCTATGCTTTGGGTTCCATGGAACTACTTTACCGTGCTCACCCTTTGAAGCGATAGGAACTCTTTTACCAGACTCTTGTACTGGCTCTTCCTCAACGACAACGTTAGACTCTTCTAAAGAAGCAACCTTTGCTTCTAAGTCTTTTAGTTTGTCTTTGGGGTTTAATGAAACGTTAAATTTTTCTTTTGCTAATTTTATTAGTTCGTCTTTCTTCATTTTCTCTTCCTTGCTTTTATCTTCCCGGAACGAGATGCTTTCTTAGCACCTTTGGGTCCCATTACTTTTGTTAAGGTACCATAAATATAGGCATTCAATCTAGCACCTTTTAATCCTTTTTTTTGACCTTGAGTCTTTAATGATCTCTCAAGTTTTTCTTTTTTAGATCCTCTTGGCATCTTAAATAAAAAGGGGGAGCCGAAGCTCCCCATAGTTAATATTAAGCTGTTTGTAGCTTAAATTCACCGAGTGCTGTTGGTAGGACAACTTTGTATCCGTAAACAGCTAGTCCTCTAACACCGTCACCAAATGAAGACTCAAGTCTTACTGATTCTGTGTTAGTAAACTGAGAAGCATAAGCAATAGCTTTTGGATGTCCGTACAGACCAGATGAAACACCTGATGATGTACTTAGGTTGTTAGAAACATACATTCTGAATCTATCAACCATACCAATAAAGCCATTTCTTAATGGTGATACTGCATCACCTGTTAAGTATGCTTGTCTTAGTTCTGACTGTTTCAACACTGAAGCTACTGCTGGGTTGATGATCATAAATCTATCCTCTTCAGGAATGTTATTTTCATCAAGGTTTTGACCAGCTTCAAGAATGAAACCAAGAACGTTAGATGTTGTAATGTTTGATGGAGTTGCGTTCACATCTGTTAAAGATGATCCAGCTGCTACATTTGCAAAAACATCTTGCTCGATCTCAATCTTCATGTTTTGAGCTGCATCTTTTGATGCTTCGTTCATGAAGTCGATATCGGCTTGCTCTCTTAAAATGTCATCAACTTTAAAAGCATAGCTTTTTGCTTTGTCGATGTTTAACTCAATGGTAGATGAAGTAACATCAGCATAGGATAAGGATCCTGTGTAGTCCGCTACTGTAACAGCAGGAACTGCTCTAATGTTAACTTTATTACCTAACCCTGAAATCTCTCCTTCGTACTCGTTAGTTGTTACCTCAGATAAAACGGTCTGAGCGTAAAACTTAGCTTGTAACTTCTTAGAGAATACTTCAGGTATGAAATGCTGTTCGCCTGCTGCGAAAGAAAAACTTCCGCTACTAGATGAATATGCCATTTTTAATTACCTCGTAAATATAAAAAAAAGTTAATCTAAAATAGCAAATTTACTTGGGCTTTACCCTGCCTTCAGCATATGCCTGATCAATTTCTTTCTCAAGCTTTCGATATTCTTTATCAGAAAGTCTGCCGATTTCTTGGGCAGTCCAAATTCTTTTGCTACTACCTACATTTTGCTTCCGGGCTTTAGAGAGTGAAGGTTCAACATTTTGTTTAGCCTTTTCTACTAATTCCTCTTTGGAAACTTTTTTGGAAACCAGACCTAAATCATTTTTATACTTTGATAAGAGTGCTACAACGTCTTGAGCATCACCTTCAGAAGCAGCGTTACGCCACATTCTTGATTGTCTTTCTAACCATATAGCGAAATCATCACTACCTGATACAGACTTCCAATCGGGATGCACATCAGCAATAGCTGCATAGTGCTTCCTATCTGCTTCTTCTTTCTGAGCTTTCAGAACTTCTTCTGTAGCCTGATTCACTTTATTGTCAACAGCGGAGATGCGAGCATCTACGTATTTTTGAAGTGGTTTAACAATCTCTGGATAATCTTTCATTATCTCACCGAGATCAACGTTAACCTCTTCTTTCTGTTGCTCAATACGAGTTTCAGACTTCATGCTTTCCATAGCCGTGATTTTATTATTCATCTCAGCTATTTTGGCTTCGAGTTCTTTTTCTCTCTGGGTAGCTTTGGTCATTCGTGCCTGAGCATTCTTGTACCGTTCTTCCCATTGGTCAGCAGATAATAAACCCTTATCGGATTTAGTTTCTTCTTCCTGAACCTCTTCTATATTCTGATCAGATGATTCTTCAGTTTCCTGAGATTCATCGGGTGAAGCTTCCACATCTTCGACAACTTCTTCTGGGGTGTCTGTTTCTTCAGCCTCTTCGGTAGCTAGCCCTTTGGCTTCAGGTTCAGATTCCGTCTGAGAGTCTTGAATTTGCTTCATCATCTCATCAGCTTCTTTTTCAAGCTTTTCAGCGATTAACTCGCCTTTAGTTTTTTCTCTTTCCATTTTATCGGTCCTCCTTGGGGTATCGATTAAAATTACTTATAAATGTTAGGTGTGTCCCTACGGGATCCTAACGAGTTGATTACTTTATCAGCAATCTCGTCTAAAGATACTATAAACTTTAAGATGTCGCAACGACCTTGACTAAACCGGAAGTCCTCCGTTATTTCCAACTGGTCCCTCTCCATTTGGCGGAGCGACTCCATTTCTTCCATCAGGACCGACCACTCCTTCGGCATTTTGGACTTGACCTGCTTGACCGCCCTGCTGGCTGGCAAGGATAGCTTGTTGTAATGCTTGCTCATTCATTAACTCCTCTTGTGATTTAATTACCTCATCCGGATCAATATCAAGAGATTTAGCAATATCAGTTAATAGTTTTTCTCTATCAACCATTTGTGCATCCATCGGATTATTAATCAGTGATAAGAATTGTAACAATCTTTGTGATTGTACTTCTTTCTGAATCAGGGCTGTGGAACCTTTTGCAACAACACGCATATCTGACTTGACCATCTCGTCATCGTTCCAAGTCATATTCCAGTCATAAAGACTACGTATCATTGGTTTTGTTAGGTAATCATCAATATTCTTGATGACTGATTTAAGAACGATGTTGGCATTACTCATAAGGATAGAGATACCAGTAGCCGTTCTGTTTAATGAGCTTTGTGTTTGTCCGTGTGTATAAGATGGCAATGCTGTGGTTTCGTCTGCGAATCTTCTAAACAATTCAATCACTGAAACCAATGCAGGTGAGTTTGATTGTGGTTGATAGAATCTAACCATAGGTTGATTGCCATCACCGCCTTCTCTTAAGAATACTCGCCATGGATATAATTCTGTTGGGTCTTCACCAGATGCCATGATATCGGTATTAACTTCAACCATAGGACCAGATGATAAAGCCACGTTGTCTAGATATATTCTAGTAGCAGCATTCATTGTTTGCTGAGAATCACGCATCATACGTGGCACCCCTGTGCCCCAGAAGGCATGAGGGTTTTTCTCGTATGGGAAAATAAAGTAAGGGATCACTCCGCCGGGAAGTGGGTTAAGTTGTGCTTTAATAACTTTATCTTCCACTATCCAAATGTTGGCTTGATATTCTTGTGTTAGGTCATCGTCTTCGTCAAACTCAACGCCAGCTTCTTCTAGATCGTAACCATTGAGTGAACCCCAATATTCTAGAACTTCAAATTTATTTGTTTGGGTAGAGCGATCTTTAACGTTGGCAATCTCTCTACGATCTTTTTCATGTTGTGCTTCATCGTGGTTGCCATCGGGATACATTTCAACGCAATAATCTATTTCATCCGCATTGAATCCCGGAAAGTCTTTGAGATCAACAAACTCTTGTCTTGAGATAATGTGTCTTCTAAAGATGTCACGCATATCATCAACTGAGGTAGCGTGTGGATCGGGGTACAAATCAAAGATAGATACAGCCTCCATTTCGGGCATTGGGCTTTCTTCGTAAATTAAATTAAAACCTTCATCGCCTTTAATCCATTTGTGATCTTTTTCAATTCTAAGTGTACCTGCTTTCATAGCACCGGTACCAAAGATAACTTGTTCCATGATGGCATCTTTCATTTTACCTTCAAGGTTTTGTTCCAATGCTTGGTCGAGGATAGCCTCTTCCATGTTATCAACTCTTCTATCGGTTTCTTCTTTGAGTTCTTCTTTGAGCTCAACGAATCGAGCTTTAATTAAATCGTCTACTAAACCGGGATCGATAACCTGAGCTGCTTGCATAATTTCTAGTGCAGCTTTCTCTGTAAGTTCCTGTTCAACGATGGGTTGTTTAGCTATTGGTGTTGGTTCAATTGTGAAGAATTTTTGACCGGGCTGGAATAATAAATCTGTAATTCTGGAGAAAGCAGCCAATACTTTTGTTCTCGTTAAACCAACATAGACTTGCGATCTATCGCCTTTCTCTTGAATCTTGCCCAGAACGTCTGGATCGTACTGACCCATGAATGCTCTTAGGTCTTCAATCCAATCGTCTTCAATATCGTCTCGAGCATCTTTGTACTCAAAATACTTATTAGACAATACGCCGCCTAAAGAATTAAGCTGGCTCTGTTCTTCTTCGTTGGTATCTACTGCTGCGGAAATCCCTTCAGGTCCTAAATCTTTTTCTATATCCATTTAAAAATATTGTTTT